GAGAGGATGACGAGCACCAGCTCGCCGACCGAAGGCGTCGAGCCGAGCGGTACCACGATGGACGTGGCGGCTGTGGCCGACGCCTGGGCGGAGGAGATGATGCTCGTCATCAGGATCTCTCAGCTGCTGTGAATACTCGACGTCGTCCTGATCTGGTACAGCGCGGCCTGGCGGAAGATGCTCCACCCGGCGACTCCATACCAGCCCAGCGGCCGAGACCGCATGAGCTTGTCCACGACCGGACCCACGACCACGTGGAACTCCTCGGCCAGAGCCTCGGCCAGGGCCTGCTGACCGGCCAGCAGCGTGTAGAACACGCGGGTGCTGCCCGAGCCGGTGGTGTCCTGGAAGGCCCGCGGGGTCTCCACGAAGTAGGCCCCGCCGTACTGGCCGATCTCTCCGGCCCAGATGGACCCGGGAGCGGAGTACTGGTGCGGGTTGAGCCACTGCGTGTCGTTGCCGTTGGAGCCGGTCCGCAGGTCGTAGGAGACCTCCGGGTGGATGGCCGCCCAGTAGAGCGAGCCCTTCCGGGGCAGGGCCTTGCCCGCCCGCAGCTTCGCCACGGCGGCGAAGATGTCGCGGGAGCGGATCAGGTCCGTGCTGGCGATGGAGCCGTTGGCGCCACCGCTCAGGACCATGGAACCAGCCTGCTCGCGGATCACGTTGGTGCCACCGACGAGCACGGCCAGGACGACCGCGTCGATGGAGTCCACCATGTTGAACGCCACGATGTTGGCGATCGCCGGGTCCACGTCCGAGAAGCTGAACAGGTTCAGCAGCCGGGTGCGCAGGACGGCGTTGCCGTATTCGGCCAGAGTGACCGAGATGGTGCTGGGGTTGCCGATGGCGACCGCGTCAGGATCGACGGTCTCCGTGAGCGTGCTGGTCGCGGTCGCGAGATCGTTGTAGATCTCGAAGGTGACCGAGCTGCCCGGCATGTTCTGCTGGGCCGGACGCTTGTCAGCCACCTCGCGGTGGAGAGGCTGAGCACGCAGGGAGAACTCGACGAGACGGTCGTAGGCGGCCTGCACGAGATTGGCGAAAGCTGCCGTTCCCGTATACGCGTTAGCCACTGTATATCAACCTTCTATCGGGGGGATGGTTAGAAGGAGTGCTCCTGGCCGAACTGGGCGAGAAGTGCCATGACTTCCGCTTCGTCCTTGCAGGCGTCGAGCCGAGACTTGAAGTCCATTTCGGTGTGCGCTTCGGCAGCACCGATCTTCTTGATGATCTCGTATCCTTCGATCTCGACGGGCGAGAGGGTCGTGGAGGTCTGGCGGGTGCCGTCGGACTTGCCGAACAGGTCGCCGTTCTCGTCGATCCACTCTGCGACGGCGTCAGCCGTCGAGGGCTTGTCGGTCGGGTAGAACTTCGCCACCCGAGGGTCGAGCCCGTGTGCCGCCAGAACGTCGGCGACGGAGCCACGGTTGGCCTGGGTCTGGGCAGTCTTCAGCTCCTCCTGGAGCTGCGAGATCTGCGCGGCCTGGGCCTTGAACTGCTTGCGCAGCGCCTTGATACCGTCACCCTCTTCGGTGATCTGGTTTCCGTCGGCGTCGAACTGCGGTGCGCTCATAGCTGAGCATCCTCCCGGTTTGAAGGCCGCAGGCGCACGGGGGGGCGCCTGGATACCTTGGGTAGTGGCAGACATGACTACGAATCCTGGGCGCTGCCTGAGCCTGGATCGGTAGCGGGAGTGGGATTTGAACCCACGACTTCCGGGGTATGAGCCCGGCGATCTACCAAACTGATCTATCCCGCGTGGTCCTGGCCGAAGCCAGGGTGAAACTAGAAGGCCGTCCCGGCCGCCTGAGGGGCGAAGGACTTCTGGCCGACGGCGTTCTTGCCCGCGAAGGCTGCCGTCTCCTGCTGACCCAGCTGCTGCTGCTGATAGGCGGCGGTGCCGGAGGAGCCGAGGTACTGCTGCTCGGCCTGCGTCTGCCCATAGGCAGCCTGCTGGCCGTAGATCTGGGAGAGCTGGCTCGCGGTCGGCATGACCGCAGCCACGTTCTGATACCCGGCCAGGGCCTGGTTGTAGGTGACCCCCTGCTTGGCCAGCTGCTGGGCGTAGGCCACCGTCGGATCGACCACGCCCGACTGGAGCCCGGCCTCGATGATCTGGGCCTGGTTCAGCTTCTGCTGGAGCACCGGCGGCGGGGTGTTGTCGTTGAGGAACATCCCCGCGAGGTCGCCGACGTTGATCCCCATCCGGCTGAACGCCGAGGTGAGCTGCGGAGGAGCGTTGATCGTGGCGGTCACCGCCATGTTCACCCGGTCCTGGATCTCTGTCGGCGAGATGTCCTTGCCGATCCAGTCGGCGTACTGGGTCTTGGTCATGAAGCTCGGGTCCAGGCCACCGGCCTGGAGGATCTGCCGGTAGCTCGCCTCGGCCGAGAGGTAGTCGGCCGGGTTGAGAACCTGAAGACCGTTCTGCTGGCGGATCTTGTTGCCCGCGAACCGGGCCTCGTACTCCGGTGTCAGCTGGAGTAGGGAGGTGATGGTGTCGGCGCCGTAGCCCTGCTGAAGGAAGTTCAGGATCACCGGGGCCAGGTCGCCCAGGCCATAGGAGGTGAACAGGGTGGTCAGTGCGGCGAAGGCGTCCCGCTCGGCGGCAGGCGTGCCCGCCAGCTCGTTCTCCAGTTGCTGGAAGAGCGAGAGCGCCGGTGGCGCCGGAGGGGGAGGATTGACCGGCATGCCCGGACCGGGGCCCTTGATCGGTCCGATCGGGCCAACCTGGGTCGGGGGAGGGGTGGTTGAGATCGGAGGGATCGGGCCCTGCACCGGCCCGATCGGACCGATCTGAGTCGGCGGTGGCGAAGGTGTCGGCGTCGGTGTCGGGGGATTCGGCCCTGGCTGCGGCCCGATCGGCTGATCGGAGGCTTGTGCCCGAGGGCGTCGTGCGGCCATAACAACACCCTTCTTAGTGCATGAAGCCGAAATCCGTCAGGACTTGGTGAGCCACCGACATGATGCTGTCGCGGGCGTTGTTGGTCTGGAGCCACGCAGGCTGCTGGCGGACGGTGTTCTCGAAGTCGGTCAAGGAGACCGGGTTCGGATTGGTGAGCGTCTGCTGAATCAGCGGAGACTGGATGTTCAGCTGGCCGGGACCCTGTTCCAGCAGGCTCTGTGCCTGCTGAATGTAGGGATCGGCGATGTCCGAGGGGTTGACCCCCTCGTTGATCTGTGTGGCATAGGCCGGATACCTGGCCTGGGCCTGAGTGCGCAACTGGGCGGCGACGGAGTTGATGTCCGACTGCCCTCCGGCGATCTGGGCAACATCAGACGCCAGGGTGTTCTCCGGCAAGAAGACGCCCATGCTCATCATGGTCTGCCGCAGCTGCTGCTCGTCGGTTCCCGCCTCACCGCCGAAGTGGTTGCCGGACACCGGGATGATGTACTTCTCGAACTGCTGGCGCAGTGCGGCCTGATTGGTGTCGTAGCCGCCCATGAGGGCGTTGATGGCCAGCTGGTTGATCTGACCGGCGGTCGGGGTGGCGCCCAGCTGGGCGGAGAAGTTGACCAGGGTGGCTTCCAGGTTGCTGACGGTCATCTGCCAGGTGGCCGGGTCCGCATACTGCTCGGCGATCAACTCGCGAGCGGTGGACGAATGGGAGGCCCACCACTGGCTATTCTGGATCGCGGAGATGAACTGGTCTTGAGACCACGTCCCCGCGACGGCCTGCTGGAAGATCTTCGTCAGCTCGGGAATGGCCATCACCAGAGCCGCCACGAGCGGGTCGGCCGAACGAAGTGCGGCCAGGCTCAGGGTGGGAGTGGCGGCCTGCTGCAACGGATCGGACAGGTTGCCACCCGTGCCGATGGTCTGCGTCGGACCGGTGATGACTCCGCCGGTCCACCCCGCCTGCGTCCCCGACTGGGAGCCGTTGAACTTCTCCGTGCCCCACTGGCTGGAGGAGACAGCCTGGGCCAGCGCCTGCGGCGGGGCGTTGCCCGACTTCAGCAGGCCCAGGATGCTGCCGTAGAGGCCGTTCTGGAAGACGGCCACCGTGGCTTGCAGGCCGTTCTCCCACGAGGGGTAGGCTTTCACGCCGACAGAGTTGATCGAGGTACCGCCGTAGCCCGGCTCCGTGGTGTTCAGCGGATTGGCCGTGGCGGTGTTGTTCCAGTTGCCGCCCTCGGCGGTCTCCCAGGACATGATGAACTCGATGTTGGTGCCGGAGGTGGGCATGCCCAGGCCCTGGAGCAGGGCCACGGCCCAGGTGTAGGGGCTCATCCCGGTCGCGGTAGCCGGGGGCGGGGTCGAGGCCGACGGCTGGGTCAGCCCGGTCGGCGGCCCGATGAAACCTCCGCCGCTGGAGGCGGTGGGAGCCGACGGCTTCCACTCCTGAGGGAGCGTTCCGTTGGCGGGCTGATCGGTGGCCAGAGGCTGGGGCGGAAGCGGCAATCCGCCGAGGTTGCCGAATGGCGTCGCAGGAGGGAGCGGCCCGGGGGCGCCTCCCCCTCCACCGTCGGTCGCGTTGGCCATCAGGCTCCTCAGGGCTCGACTAGGATTGCGGTGTGCCCGCGGAGGTGTAGGACGTGTCCGGGGCCAGCGTGGCGGCCGGGCCGCCCGAGATGCCGGGAGGTGCGCCCGGGGTGGGGATGTGGTTGGCGTCCTGGAGCGTCGGGAAGGCGGTGGAGGTCCCCAGGCCGGTGGCCTGAAGGGCCGCCCGGGGGCTGAGTGTGGTGGCGGCAGGCAGGCTTGTGGCTTGCAGGCTGCCGAGGTTGTTGGCAGCCAGGCCCATGTTGCTCAGCACGCTGTTGGCCACGGCCATCATGGACTCGCGGGCGTTGTTGGTCTTCTTCCACAGCGGGTTCGTCCGCAGCTGGTTCTCGTAGTCCGTCAGAGACGTCATACTCGGGTTGCCTGCGGCGTCCTTGGTGGTCAGCACCGACCGCAAGAGGGGATTGTAGAGATCCACCTTGTCGGGGTTCTGCTCCAGGATCTGGCTCAAGGCCACGGCGTAGGGCTGAGCGATGGAGCCGACCGTGACACCCTTGTTGATCAGGTCGGCATAGGCCGGGAAGGCCATCTGCGCCTGCGTCTGGATCCAGGCCCGATAAGCCTGGAGGGTTCCGGCGCCGGAGGTGACGTTGCCGACGGCGTTCTGGACATACTGGTCGGACACGGGTATGCCCATGTCGGCCGAGTACTCCCGCAGGGCCAGCTGGACCTGCCCGGCGTAACCACCGTACTGTCCGCCCTTGAGGCTCGTCAGGTAGGTGGCTAGCACCTGCTGGATCTGGGAGTCGTTGTAGCCGAAGACCGTGGCCGCCTGGGCCACGTTCTGCAACGCCTGGGCCGTGAGAGGCACCCCCAGCGATGCCGCCTCCTTGGACACCTTGGCAGCCGTGTTGGCGATGCCCTGGTTGTACGAGGCGGGGTCGGTGCTCTTCAGCGCGAGGGCGTTCCTGGCGGACTGGGAGTTGGTCGCCCACCAGTTGGTGGCCTGAAGGGCCGAGATGAACTGGTCCTGGCTGTAGTTTCCGGCGACCGCCTCGGAGTAGAGGTTCTGCAACTCCGGGTCGGTGCCGATGAACGCCTGGATCAGACCGATCGACTCGCCCCCCTGGGCCGAGGTTCCGCCGAGGGTTCCCCCGCCGATACCGGCGAACCAGTCGAAGGTGGGCCTAGCCG